GAGAATGGTGGTACGTCAAAACTTTGATCAATCAAAATGGTCGAGAGTATGACTTACATTTAGGGAGCATCGATCTTGGAGTAATGCCTTGGGATATGGACTCGATATTCCAATTCATCAGTCACATGATGGATGTCGAGGCTGTCACACTCGAGCATCCAATTATCATCTCACCATCTGGATGGATAATGAATGGATGGCACCGTGTCATCAAAGCTATTCTGCAAAACCAAACGCACATCAAAGCTATACGACTAATGGAACTACCACCACCAGATGGCGTAGATGAGGATAAACCCAAACCGTGAAACAAATACTAGATAATAGTAGTGGCACAATGGCAATCGACTACGTCCAGTATGACTTATCCGGGGCAAAAGAGGCAATAAATCCCATCTACTTCCCATTATTGTACAATAAAGATCGATATATGGTCTTATATGGTGGTGCTGGATCAGGTAAATCTCATTTTATTGTGCAGAAGTATCTGATTCGTATCATGGTGGGTGAAGCTAAACCTCGGCCCATCCGACACAAAATTCTGGCCCTGCGAAAAACACAACCAGCTGCAAGACGATCTGTCTTCGAACTTTTTATGCATTATATCGATATGTGGGGTCTGAAGAGTCGATGTCACATAAACAAAACTGACATGACCATTGAATTTTATCGCAGCAACTCAATGATCCTTTGCACTGGTCTCGATGATCCATCTAAAGTCAAATCGATTGAAGGTTTAACATCTATCTGGCTTGAAGAAGCAACTGAGTTCACCCACACAGATTTTATGCAGCTGAACCTGCGTCTTCGTGGTAAACATAACACATATTTACAAATCTGTGTTTCCTTCAATCCAGTAGAGTGTCCATGGTTGAAAGAAGAATTCTTCGAGATCGATAAAAGTCCAAACCTATCGGATATCTCTGGTAATCAGTTAACCAGGTATCGAAGATTAGAAAAGATTCTTGAGGTTGAAGGTCGGCAAATCTCACTCAAATCTATCGTATTATTAACGACATACCTCGACAATAAGTTCTTAGACGATGAGCAAAAGGCTGAAATTGAAGATCTGGTCAACAAAGACTTGACCTGGTATCACATTTATGCCCTCGGTCAATGGGGTAAACCTAAGGGTCTCGTTTTCGTAGAAGGCATGAATTGGGATATCACTGAAAGATGGCCGACTATACTGGAACAACGCAAACATGGATATGGATTGGACTTCGGATATGCTAACCATCCAACTGGATTGATTGAAGTGGCTGTGCTGCCGAATCAGGTGGATATCTATTGCAGGGAATTGCTGTATGAGCCTGGATTAACTAATCAAGACATTGCATCTAAAATGGATCTGTATGGTGTGAAACATCGTGATAGAATTGTAGCTGACAGTGCTGAACCGAAGTCCATTGAAGAAATACGGCGTGAGGGCTTCCGTCGAATCACCGCATCTGTAAAGGGTCGTGATTCAATTATGAATGGTATCAGTGCTATGAAAGAGATGAAGATTCATGTTGATCAAGACTCTAAGTTTTTGATGAAAGAATTTAGAAATTATAAATGGATAGAAAACAAGGATAGTGAATTGAAAAACGTGCCAGAAGATAAATGGAATCATTTGATCGATCCACTACGATATGTTCTGGTTCATTTTAAAGGTCTACGCCCCACTGGTGTAGTGTTAAATCTTGGTAACCGATACTTTAAGTAGGAGAGTAAAAATGAGTGCAGTTGGTTTAGAAGACATGGACAAAGACGAAATTAAACAATATTGTCTAGATGTACATGGAGTTAAACTTCGTGGAAAGATGCCACTTCCAAACATGATCATACGAGCCCACGCTCTCGATGACACACTGGAAAATCCGCTCGAAGTTGGTGATGAAGTACGATACCAAAATGAAACGGGTATCTGCACTGTCACTAAAGTTGGTGATACATTTGATATTGTAGATGCTGATGGTGAAGACTACGATGAAATCGTCAGAACTGATCTGAGTCGAGTAAGGCCAAAGCTACAACGCACAATAACTGAAAAACCAAAACCTCAGAAAGCAAAGAAATTAGCATCAGTGCTAACAACCACAGTCGAAGTGACCCCAGACCCAGAGGCTGTGTTAGAACCAGAACCCGTTCCACAGAAAGCAAATTATCCAATCGAGATCAACGATAGCTCATACCGTCCAAAACCTGGTGCTATGGTTATCGGTGGTATGCCTGACGATGGTTCTTCAAATATGAGAAAAACTGGAGTGACACATGTTCTTAATGACAAAGTCGAAGCTTCTATCAATAATTAAAGAAGGTCAAGCTGCTCAAGAAATACAACACAATAAGCAGCTGGCTATTCAACAACAGAAAGCGGATGCACAGGAAGAACGGTCTGCCGCAATTCGTGAGGCTATCCAAGTTACTAATGTTAACCTGATGTTACGACTACAAGATACCGTAGCCAATAGTGACTACAATCCATATAATACTCATGCTTTGCAAGTTACTGAGATCATGGGTGAGTATAGTGGTGAACAGGATATTGGTTCTGACTTGATAAAACGAGTCATCAATATTAGTGCAGCTCTAAAGGTACCTAATGGTTTAGCCTTACAAGAAGCACCCGCTTCTCCTGAACGTGCATACATCACCAAGTTTATGGAAATCAATCAACTTAATGAGGGTGTGTGTACTGAACTTTCCAAAGAAGCTGAAAAGCAAGGCCAAGTTTTGTGTCAGCTTATCTGGGATCCTAACGACAAGATGGTTAAGTTACATTACCTGCCATGGATTGATTATCAATATACTGTCCGTCCGATTGGCTTGAACAACATGACTCCACCCTATGAGATCAAATGGCAAAATGATGCTAACTCCAAAATTACTGAGGGAACACTAACAAATGAAGAGGTTGCATTTGTCGCCTTTAACATGAGATTCAAAACTGACGATCAACTTAGACTAGTTATTGAAGGCTCACCAACACTTGGTAATGTATTGCAGCGGATTGATGATATTGGATATGATCTTGTTGATTGGCGACAAACAAATAAACTATATGCACATCCAACTCCATCCATTCAATGTGAAGATGCTGAAGAAGCAGAAGCTTTACAAGCTTCCATCACTGCTACGGGATGGAGAACTGGTAGTATGATGATTACTTCTGGTAAACTAACAATGGTTGTCCCAGATAATTTTTATCAGACAATCAAAGAATCAATCCAGACTAACCTGCAAGTTGTGTCAGGTGCCACCGGATTATCAATCGCGTGGTTAGGTTTTCCAGATCTTATGGCAAACCGTGCTGTCTCTGATTCATTGGGTGAACCACTCGAGATTGTGGCTGCAAATGATATTACCAGTTGGAAATCATTCTACGAGCAGATGTTCGATAATGTGATCAAGATCAGAAATACCAATCTTGCTGGTGGTACACAATTAAAAACAGGTGTAGTTAAACCGATGCTCAGACCAATGAGTGATCGTATATGGCAGCAACTCATCAGATTATATTTGCCAGCTGCTGAGAGTGGTGTGATGTCTCGTGAAACATTCTGGAGTATGATTCCAGGATTTCCACTGAGTGATGAGAAAATACGATTCGCTGCCGAACTAAAAGAGAAACAAGAACATGAAGCTGAAGTTGCAGTTGAGGAGCAAGTCCGTAAGTCTAATCCCGACAACAGAGCTGACACTGGCCAACAGTCAGTTGGTTCTCGTCGATTCAACAATGAACGTGGTTAAGGAAGGATAATATATATATGTCTCCAAACGCAAAGACTAACAGCAAGGTAATTTTGGGTGTCGCCACAAGTTTAATAGTAATCATTGGTTTTGCATTTTCACTTGGTGTTGGATTTGCTAAAAATGAGTCAGACCATGTGCTTATTCAGATGGAACAAAATACACAGAAGGCTGCAATTAGAGATGAAGTAGTTAGGTCTAAAGCTATTGATGGAGTTAATGTCTCAACAATTAATAAGCTAGTCATTGATATAGAAGTAATCAAATCTACAGTTCTTCGACAAGAAGATACTTTAGATAAGATTGAGAAGAAACTGTAAATGGATGAGCAA